TGAACGTGCCATCAGCCATTTCAACGAGAGTGCCTTTTGCTAGGGAGCAAGTACAGGCGCAGTTACAGTTACAGTTGCAGTTGCAGTTGGTAATGCAGTTAAAGGTACCGCAGTTACAGTTGCGATAGTTACGACGGTACTCAAGACCACCAATCTCGTCGGCAGCTTGATAATATCCATCATAGTTGAAGCTCACGCCAATAGGCTGAAGGGTATCAGAATAGCCACCAGCAAAGTCATAACCAGGGTTATAACGACCAATGCCTAAACCCCATTCCCACCAGTTACCATTGGGAGGATTCCATTGTGGATTACCATGACAGTTTCCGTTACCGAGATAACCGTTACAGTTATTTGCGCGGTCATCATAATACTGGGACGAGCGATTACACTCTCCAATATCCGTGCCGCTTGAAAGTTGAAAACCCGTATTACGGGCATCTTCACTAGTTCGACTGGAGCGAAGGGTGTCGGCCTTAAACTGACCAGACAGCTCGTTCGTTTGACTTAGCTTTACCTGAACGTCGTCAGCCAAACCAGCTAGAGGTACTTTTGTGATCGGCATTTAGCCACCCACCTTTCCATAAGCAGAATTATATGCACCCTGAGCCGCTTCATCAGCGGTTTGCTCAGGATGTTTTGCAATTGAGAACTCACCAAGAACAATACCTTCATTGGTCGTGACAATCATCTTGACCTGTTCGGCACTTTCTTCGGTGACTTCAACAACGTGTGTGTTGTGATGAATCATCTTTAGTCCTTACAAATAACGAACGACAATACGCGCACCATTGGGTGGCGCTTGATCAAAGTTCAATGTGGCTCCAGCATTCGTCAGCGTATAAGCGTTAAACATGTCCTGAAGAACAGTGTTTACGGTTACAACGATTGACTGAACGTTTTGAGCTGCGGTTGTTAATGCGAAAGCAGTCTGTGAGCCATTACCAGTAAATACAACTGGAACACTATTCGCAGCACCGCCAGCGGCAGCCGCAAAGGCTTGAGCTTCATTCCGATACTGAAGAGCGGAATTACGGTATGAAAGGGCAAACGCCTCACTCTCATCCGCAGCGGTCGCAGAGTCTTTAGCTTCTAACGCATAATGCTTTGCTGAATATTCGGACGTACCAGAGACGTTTGTGTTTCTTGGTTTGCTCGCCCACTCTTCAGCCTTCAGCTTATGCGAATTAGATTCAGAGTTGTTATCCGCAGCTACTAAAGCGTGGTGCTTTGAAGAATACTCGGATGATCCAGTGACAAATTGATTACGTGCTTTAGACGCCCATTCCAATGCCAAAGCAGCACCAGTTTGCGATTCCTTGTCTAGCCAGCGTACAGAGATAAGCGCCCCATTAGGAACGTTACCTGTAAACACGAGCTGATTACCAGCCACAACATTATAGGCATCAATAGGGGTTTGCGTAACACCAGCAACCTCAACCAAGATCGATCCAGCATAGGATACGCTACGGTTGATTGTGTAGGTTGTTCCACCATTTCCCGTGATGTTCTGTGTGGGGATTACCGTGTTCGTTGTAGTTGCATCGGCAGCGCCTTCAGCACGGAGGGCCGCAGCTTCAGCCGCAATTCGATCCGCATCGGCTAGGTTGGCCGAGTTCAATGCAGAGGCTGCACTTGCAGCCGCTTCGGCAGCTTTTGTGGTTGCCGTAGAAGCGTTAGCTTGAGCACTGTTTACAGCAGCGATATTATTCGCAACGGTCTCTACTTTAGCGATGTTATTAGCAACTACATCAATTTCTGAGACAGCTTCATTCAGATCATTGGCAACCGTTATAACTTTGTTAATCTCATCAGCAAGCGTCTCAACGTCCACTTTGTTCTGAGCAACTGTGACAACATCAGCGATTATGCTCGCCACTTGATTGACGCTGTTAATGTTAGATCCAGCAGCATTGACGTTAGCAATGTTTGTCGCAACGGTATTGACGTTAGCGATGTTGGCGGCTGCTGTATTGACGTTTCCGATGCTACCGCCAGTTGCATTGACGTTCGCTATTGAGTTCGCAACCGTATTTACTGGAGTAACGTTATTCGCGACAATGACGACTTTATCGTCAATAGCGGAGACGTCTCTTACCTCGTCATCAACATTGGCTACCTTGTTAACATTTGAAATGTTCGAGGAGACGTTTTGAACTTGAGCAAGGGATCCAGCTACTGCATTTACGCTCGCGATATTTGGGCCGACGTTATTAACATTGGCAATATTATCTGCGACGGTGGCAACCTTAGGATACTCATAACCTAAGAAACCTTTATTGACGGCATCTGAGTTTTCTACAGGATTTGCAACACCACGAATAATACGGTTCTGTCCATCCCAAATACCTAAAGTATTTTTGGTCATGGAATCCTGAACGCCGTCAGTAGATTCCTGGGCGGTGTACAGACTGAACCTTGCAAGCTCATCAAGATCTGACTCTAGGAGGACAGAGCCATCCGTAAAGTCAACTGGAGGGCTGTCTTTTGGAGTCTCCCGTCGAATGTCGATAATTGCACCAACGGCTGGAGCGGGAGTGATGGATACCGTACTAGAGTTTAGAAACGTGAAATTGGTTTGATTACCATTCACCCGAACCTTGATATGTGACGCATCTAGGTACGGAAATGAGAATGCATAATTGGTGGTGGAGCCGTTACCCGTGTATTGTACGTAACTATAAGGCACTTAAATTCTCCAAAAGAAAACCCCCAGAGTTACCTGGGGGCGATTGTTATTCCTGTTTATCCGTATTGGGATAATCAGAAGCAATTGAGTTTAATACGTTTGAAATTCCTACAACGTTATTGAACGGTAATAGGCGCATCCAATTACGCATGTCCTTCTCACTTACTTGAACCTCGTCAGAGGCACCAGCAAGGGTGAGCTTTCTGGGAATGGCTAAAGCCGTACTAATTGCAGAAAGCGTTGGGTTAGACCCAATGAAGTCAGTTACGTTGGATGTGGTACGAGCACCTGAGAAGATCGGTGTGGGTGCAATTGTTGAGTCAATCAGGACTGGTAATACTGAGACCTGAGCAATACGACCAAACGAATTTGCAATAATCTGCTTGTTAGACAAACGCTTCTCAGCAAAGTCAGCTCTCTCTTCTGCCGACATACCTGCCATTTGAGAGTGCGTACGTGCGAGATACGTAGCCATAGCAAAGATCGAACCGTGCATGACTGTTGACAGAGTTTGGAAGTCTCTATGGTTCATGGCGAACGCCATAGACTTATTCCAACCTTGCAACGAGAAGTTTAGGAATTGGAACATGGTTTGTCCCCATCCCTTACCCATGATCGGCACCATTGAGGCTAGATCATTCTCTTGGACAACCCGTCGAGACTCTCTACGCCAAGCCACAATAAACTTTGCGTAGCTATCAGGATCGGCTGCTTGCCACCTTTCGAAATCCACCTGACCAATCTTGGAGTTAGGCACATCCTTATGGAAGGTCTTGATATTCTCAAGGACCTTTGCGGCATCTGCTTCATCAAGACCCATCCAGGCTAGACGCTCAGGGCTAAACGCCAGTTTAGCTTTACCGTTAGCTGCTTCTACAAAATGGTTGATCATAGCAATTGCATGGATCCGCTTTTGCTGAACCATCACGCCCGTCATACCAGTCCACTTAAGGACCCCTGAAGCACCACGAGACATTGCATTATCTGCACGATCCAACCACTGGTTCAGCGGTGTGTCACCACGTTGCCTGACCCAATCATCCCTGTGGGAAAATTGAGTACGACGGAGTAGATCGGCACCAGCTCCACCTGTGAGATTTTCGAGCTGATCCAACATCTCATTCTTGACCTTGCCTGACTTAACGTCACGAACAAGACCACGAAGTTCAGGAATTGCTTTGAGGGTCGTCTTCCAACCCAATGAGCCAACGATCTGAGAAAGCTCTTGCACCTGGTTATAAACGGCTCCACCCATGAGGCGGGTTACGTTCAATGATCTCCACATTTCGAGGAGCTTGTTTCCAACTGTGAATTCCTCCACGGGACGGCTTAATACGCGATCTACCGTGAAATTGAGGTTCTCTCTAAGAGCCGTTAGGCGATCATTAGGGAGAGCCTTACCGAATTCTTGTTCAGTTGCATTCTTAATCAAACGATCAATATCGGCCATCTTGTAGACATCCAGCTTGTTAGCCAGGGCCACAGTTCCAGCCGTTCTTGCAAAATAGGCACCCAACACGTCAATCGTGCGGGTATCAATGAAGTCATTCAGCGTCATCCGATGGGTTGAGCCATCAGGTAACAGAATGGTTTCACTATAGGTCTCATCAATAGACGAGCGGCTCTTCAAATTCTTCGACAGAGGGTTCGTCTTGTCCTTCTTAGGAAACAGTTTTGCAAGAAGCTCAATCGCCTCTTCTTCGCTCATAGCGCCATTCTTGATAAAGGATTCCTTGAGGCTATCCCTATCGAATCCCCTGAGCATGTTCTCAAGGTTATCATTAGCGCGGTTGAGCTTTGAATCTTGTAGGTTGTTGAAATACCAACGACCAAACCTCTCGGCCACCTTAGCATCGACGTCAGGGTTTGCAGCTTTGAACGCATTCGAGAAGAACCGTTGAACGGTTTCTGATCCGAATTGAGCGGTCATAGAATTAAACTTAGACACGTCAGGGTGGCGAGGTAGGTAGTTCTCGTTGTATGGGAGAGGCTCTGAGAGAGATTTCGCGCCCGTCTCAGGATCAATCTCTTCGATCTGAGTTAGACCACGCTTCTCCGTGCCGTTGAACTTACCTGGGTTGTTGATGTGATCAGCAACCTCTCGGAGGATCTTACGGACCTCATTACCAGTCTTTATGACTGTTGGATGGTAATCACCATCAAAGCCGCGGACATAGTTATTGACCTGTAATTCCCACTCATCAAATGCATCAGCTCTCTTCCAACGGGTAGCCTTACCGCTCTCCATGAGTTCCATGAAGTAGTCGTTAAAGGCTGGCTTTGCTGTCTTATCTAGCTGGGTAGCCCATGATTCGGCGAGAATCCCCGCCACTTCAGCGGCGTGTTGTTCCACCACTGCATGGTTTTTGTAACCAGAGGTTGTACCAGCAAGCTTATGGAAAAGATCACGAGCCTGAGTAGGTACCCATTCACGAGCAAAGAAATTCTCTAGGCCTGGACCAATGGAGGTGAAGGCAACCTTCCCTGCATCATCGGATGGCATGTAATCCTTAAGATCAGGATCATCTGAGAGAAAGTCCGTATCTTTGGCACCATACTTTCCTTTGGTCTGAACTTGGAGCCTCTCTGCGATCAAACGATCAGAAGCATCAATCGACTTCAGGAACAAATTCATTTCATTATCGTCAAATCCCAAGACCTTCTTCATGGTCTGTACGAACTTGGCTAGAAGCGAAGAATCGCCATCGACCTTTATCTTGGAAAGGAATTCAACGAATGGTTTTGCGGAGGCACCACCATAGAGACCAGCGGTGAACTCATCGAGGTTCTTTAGGTAGTAGCTCTTAAATCCTTGCTTACTCGCTTCTGCGAGAGCTTGATTATATAGCTCATTCATCTCCCTGTAGAGAGCGCCATGAGCACTTTCAGGATTGTCCTTTCCGTATTTGAGCTTGTGCCATGTCAACGCATGGGCAACCTCATGGACCTTGGTTGTATCTTTTGCTTCTCTGGTGACCGTCACAATGTGAGGATCAGCAAAGTATCGCCCTGGAGCACCACCCATAGCTTTTGCCGACTTAGGCAAAATGAAGAAGGGCATATCATCCGCGATCTGCTCTAGGAGGCGAGCAGCGGGAGCAGCGACCGTTGGGTCAGCACTCTTTGCGAGCTTCTCTAGTTCAGCCTTAGTGGATAGAGCCGCATATGGCTTCCCACCCTTAGTGGTGGGGATAAAGCCCGTGTGCGTTGATTCACGCTGCATGA